AAGGATGAATATAAGAAGAGGCAACAATCTATAGACTTCTATTACAATAGAGATATAGATAAGTATATACAGGACTACTTTCCTTCTTCTTCATTAAGCCAAATACCTACACTACCATTAAGAATTGTACCTCGCTTTGCTCGTTCTAGGATGATGTTATATAAAGCACCAGCTAAAAGATTTGTAGGTGGTGAAGAGGCTGAAGAGTACATGACCTATACACATCATTTAAACAGCCAATCAAGAATAGCATCCGAGTTAGCATGGCTATTAGGTTCTATCCATATGAAGTCTGTATGGAATGAAAGAAAGCAAAAGATAGAATATCACATAATGCCTAATGTTCGTGAATACTATTACGAAGGTGAGCTAGAGCCTTATGGCTATTCATATGAGCGTGGTGTGAATGCTAGAGGTGATAGAGAGTTTGTGTTCTGGTCAGAGGCTAGAGATGGTGAGCAAGGGATGCATTTCTTATATGATATTAATGGCAAGATATATCCTATTGACGGCAATCCAGAGATGATTAATCCTTATGATATTAATCCTATATCTAGAATTGTATTTCCTTATGATGCATCTGATGTAACAATGGCAGCTCTTCATAGTTCTATAGCATTTACTGAAGTTATGTTGGCTACTCGGTATCAAATGGGATCACCAGTAGTTACAGGCATAGATCAAGAAGTTCCTAATTTAAAGTGGGGAGTGGATCGCTTAATTTCTTTACCAGAAGGTAGTTCAATGAGCTTTGTAGCTCCACCTTCTAACATTAGCCAGATGCTGGAAAGTATTAAGCAGTTATTAAATGTTACTGGTCAAAATCATTCCTTATCAGTTAGATGGGGTGAGCAAGGTCAGATACCAAGTGGACAAGCATTAAAGATTTTAAACATGGAGAATCTGGAATCAAGAGAATCAGATATACCTATGTTCCAAGATTTTGAAGAAATGAGATATGCTATTGATCGTAGGGTGATAGAAGTACATACTGGTAAATCCTTTGATGAATCTTATGCTGTTGATTTCTCTGAATCTGATTATCCAGAAGAGTGGAATGTAGAGAAAGATAAGCTGATGTTTATGCTAGATAATGGATTGATAGATCAGAAGGGATTAATGAAACATTTTAATCCAGATATTACTGATGAAGAATTAGATATGAGATTAGAAGAATTAGAACCAGAGGTAGTTAAAGAAGAAGCAGCACCTCAATCACCATTACTATCGGCATTACAGCGTGGATAAAGAAAGAATAGCACAAGAGTTTTCAAGAGCTGTACAGAAGGCACAGGCTCAAATGGTTGAGGATTTACTTGATCTTAAAGGCTCTTTAAGCAGAGAAGAGTTTATATCTTTAATCAGTACGCTTAATGTAGATGATTATATCTTTAATGAGGTAGGGTTACAGAAAGATTTAGATAAGTATTTAGCATCTTATCAAAATGTATTGTCTGGAATGGAGTTTGTTGGTGAGGTAACAGAAGAAACATTATTGGCTTTGGTACGATTAGACCAAGCAACCTTTAGAAAGCAGATCGGTACAATGGGTGAGCAGATCATAGATGAGGCTGTTAAAGGGATTCTAGGTGGCAAAACAGAAAGAGAAATAGCTCAAAGTATGTTAGGTAATGCATTGAGACCAGATCAAGCAGAGACATTAGCAAATACTGCTTTAAATACTTTTGAAAGAAATGTAACTGCTGAAATGGCTGTAAATGATCCAGCTGATGCTACCTATGTTTATCAAGGTGTGATAGATGATAGAACCAGAGACATATGCCTAGAGATGATGTCTGCTGGTAGCTTAACAAGAGATGAAGTTGATAGCCAATATCCAGCAGCATTTAGTGATGGTGGTGGCTTTAATTGTAGACATAGATGGGCAAGGGAAACATCAGTATCTAAAAAACTTACTGATCCGAAAGAAGCCAAAGGATTTATAGATAAGAAAGGTGGATTTAAAAGAACACCATTAACACCTCAACAACAATTAGAACAACGTGGCTAAAAAATTAAAAGATATACCAACCTTTACTAAACAATTCTGGAAGAAGTTGGGCGATGAAACAGCAGATCGAATACGGGTGCATACTACCAAAGGTGGCAAAGATGTCAATAATAAACCTTTCGAGGCTTATTCAACAAAATACAGGACTAGAAAGGCATCTGATAAGTTTAAGAGACAATCATCTACATCATCAAAACCAGATTTACAGCTTACTGGCAACATGATGAAAAACTTACAGACTAGAGGATTCTCAAGAGATAATGTTGTGATCGGTTGGTCTGGTACAAATGCACAGAAAATTCAATGGAATGCAGATAATAAAGAAAGAGTTGTAACGAGTAAGAAAAGACCAGTATCTAAAGGTATAGAAAGATTTATTTTCAAAGAGGTTGATCTTGCTATTGCTAGAAATGCAAAAGAAGCAACAAGCAAACCAATTAACCTTAAAATCGGTAAATAACGAAAGGACTCAAGATAATGAGCGAGAATGAAGTACAAGATAACGTACAAGAGTTGGCTACTAACAGCCAGAGTGATTCAGTATCAAGCAACCAAGATAGTGGATTATTGCAAGAAGTAATGCAGAAAAAAGAAAGGTTGCAGAAGGCAGAGTCTGAATTGGCAGAACTGAAAGGCAAGATGGAAGAGGAAAGAAAGGCACAACTATCTAAAAACGAAGAATGGAAAACCTTATATGAGGAATCCAGATCAGAACTTGACAGAGTTAAGCCAGAACTAGAATCTTTTAAAATGCAAGAAACTGCTAATAAAGATAAGATGCTTTTAGAGTTCTCTGAAGAAGATAGAGAAACTTTTAAGGACATGAGCTATCAACAATTAAAAGTAGTTCATAATAAATTAATCAACAAAACAATAAATGTTCCGAATGTGGACACATCAACATCTGCTGGTTATCAAGGGTACGAAACATTGACAGATGCAGCTAGAGATGTGGCAAGAGGAAAACTGGATAAATCAAGTTATGCGAAGATCAAAGAAGCGTTTACATCTAGATTCAATTAACAATAATCCAACTACTGGTATGAATACTGGTGGTGTATCATCTGCAATATCTAAAGATGGTGAGCATATCTATGTAAGTAAGGGTGAAAAAATACCTTATGAAGATGGATTCAGGATTTGTGTTGGACAGGAGAAAGTGCCTCAATGTAAGGATTTAATCAGTACCTTTGGTCATATATCTCAAGATCGTTGGGATGCTATATTTGGACAAAAGGATAAAACATAATGGCAGCTGGAGATTCAGGACTATTCGCTGGTGGCTTGATCGAACAGATCGAAGCTGAAGCAATCGTCAAATTTAGCGAGGCTGGGGTAACTATGCCTCTAGTAACTTCAAAAGGGTATGAGAAGGCAGATCAAGTAACATTCATAGCATACAATAGTGGTACTAATACACTAACAAGTGGTGATGTTGTAGCTACTGCTGAAAATACTGTAACACCTTCAACAAGTCTGAATACAGATAAAAAGACAGCAACTCTTGATATGTATTCTGTGATGATTCCAATGTATGATGAAGCACAATTATCTAATGCAGATGACATTGCTTCTAATGTTGGTGCATTAGTTGGTAATGCTATGGCAGCAAAAGCTGATGGATTACTTAATGCTCTTTTTGATGGATTCTCAAATGCAGTTGGAGCTAACAATGCAGCTTTGACAGTTGATAATCTATTTGATGCATTATCTTCTTTAAAGCAGAATGCAGCTATAGGTCAGCCGAGTGCTGTTCTTGATCCAAGACAAATCTGGGGAACTTATGGAGTTCATAATGACCTAGTAACAGCAGCACAGTTTGCTGGTTCTGGAGTACAGGAAGAAGGTGCTAGAAATGGCTTTGTTAGTCAGATAGCTGGTATAAGCATGCACTCATCATCCGAGTTTACTGTAACTGATAACGATGGTGGTTCTTCTGGAACTGCCTCATCTGTTAAAGGTGGAGTATTCGTACCGGGTGCATTGGGTATGGGTTATGCTGGTGAAATGATCAGAACAGAAGTATATCGTGAAGGTTCATATCTTCGTGATAATATCATCGGTTCTGGTTTCTGGGGAGTTACAGAGATCATTGATGGATGGGGCGTTGAAGTCTTATCACAGGTGATTGCTTAACTAACTACGAAAACATGGGGAGAGGATTTCGGTTCTCTCCCCTTACTAATCTTTGAGGAAATATGGCAGATTCAATAAATAATAAAGCAAAAGAATACTACGATAATGATGATACTGGTGGAAGCCTCAATAATAATTTAAAAGATTTCTTAAAGCAGCAAGGTGCTGAAGGTAATTCATTGAATACCTTATGGCGTAATTATGCTTATGGTGAAGGTGGTAACAGCTTAAATACCAGACTTGGTAAGCTATGGGGAACATCTGGATCATTAATATCTAGATGGAAAGATGTACTCGGATTAACATGGGATGAACTAAAGCTGTTTTTTAATGCTAGAAGAAACGATCCAGAACTACTTCTGTCTGGTGCTACCTCTTTTGATACTACTAATGATTATATAGATTTAGGAGATTCAGCAGATTGGGATTTTGGTACAGGAGATTGGTCTTTTGCACATTGGATTAAAATAACAGAAAATGTGGCTGGTTATTCTATTTGGAGAGGAACAGGA